TTCCTATTTTGCCCCTTATCGGCCTCGGTGTAAGGACATAATAGCGGGATGGATGATGCCGCCTACATTGCAAAGTTTTCTTGTAGTGTATGCGGCAAACGATACGTAGTAATGACCCTCGCAAGAGATTGCGAAGACGATCACATGGAGGAAGACTAGTGCCTAGATACGAGTACTCATGCATTCAGTGCGATTTAGATTACGAAAAAGAGCGTAACATCACTGAGGCAGATCCTGGGTATCACTGCGACAAATGCGGCTACGCTCTTCAGCGTGTGTTTAACTCTTTCGGCCTCTCCTTTAAAGGTGGAGGCTTCTACTCAACTAGAGACTAGTTGTACTCTGGGTCGTCTTCTTTTGCAGGAGCAGTTTTAGTTTTCTTGTCTGATGCTTGACGGCTTTCGACTTCTACATCTGCAACTGTCTTTGCACCCTTGTCAACTGCAGAGAACGCTGCGTTGATCTCATCAAGAGACAATTTTCCATCGTCCATAAATGCACGGGCTAACTTCTCCACTACCGCTGCTACTGCTGTAAGACCAGCAACTGTCACCGCTGTGAGTGTGTCAACGCCAGCGATTGCACCAGCACCGATAACTGAAAGACCGCTTGCTGCAAAAACTGCAACAATACGCATCAGTACATTGTTTAAACTCTTCATGAACATAACCTGTCTCGATTCCCCCTCAGGATTTAGTTCCTATTATCAGTCTTGTTGGATGCCCATACGTTCTAAATACAGTTCTTTTTCGCTCATTAAATATTCTTCAATGCGTTTGTACTGTATTTCTGTTTGTTCTTGGGTTGCTTGAATCTGTTCTTGTGTCATTTCTTTATTTAAATCCTTAAAAGTTTCTACGGCCAGATCTATATTGGTCTTGGCCATTGCTGCCTTGAGTTGTGCCTGCTTCCAGCAGTACTCGGCATGATCGATTTTTCTCTGCAAACGCTTATCTTGTGTTTTTGACATAGGGATAAGTGTAGGGGTAGTTTTTGCGTGCTCGTACCCAGGAGCCACTTATTCAGTTGTGTGACTAATCTAACTTACGAGTGCTGTGATCCGCATCACATACAGTTACTTATATTGCTCCTTGACTAAAAACGGCCCTGAAGTATTCATATCTAACTTCTCAGCAACTTCCAGAGCCTTCAGAGGCTTTGCACCTGCATGAAGAGCACCAATAGCGTAGTTAGAACCAGAACCTACTCCATAGATCCCGTCGGCACTCATACAGATAGAGCAGTCATCAGCAACGTCAAATACCTCGCCACCAACTGCTATGAGGAAGTTAAAGCGAGATTCATTGCCTTTTCCATCTCCCTTACCCTCACTGAAGTCATAACCATTATCCATCAAGCATTTTCTGAGAGAAGGCATCACTTTGACAATCATGAAGTGATAAATGTCTTGGAGATCTTTTGCTGTTGGTTTTGGAGGAATCCACAAGTGCTGTGCAATATCGCATGGTGAAACTTCTCCAGAACCAGCAATGAGGTAACCATTGCGTTCTGTAATCTTTTCCATTTTAGGATGGTGGTAAATGCGACCGTCATCACCAGTTACTTGATTGTCGGCAGCAAAAACAACTTTGTCTTCGTACTGCACCGCTACGATCGTTGTCATAACTACTCCCTAATAGAAGAACCCCCCAAGGATACCATCAGGTATCTGTGGAGGGTTCCAAGTCTAAAATGTCCGATTAGAGTAGTTTGACCAATTCTGCCCATGTCTTAGGGCCGATGATGCCATTTGAGTCCACTAAGTCGTTATTGTCCTGGAATGCAACAACTGCCTTCTTGGTTGCTGGACCGTAATCGCCGTCTGTAGCCAATCCTAGAGCCTCTTGAACGATCTTGACAGATTCTCCCTTTGCACCAGGCTTGATCTGTCCTGGGAACGCTGGAGCCTGTGCAACAGGCACGTCTACGTTTACCTCGTTGCCCTTGTAGTTAGGACGACCCCAACCAACGATGGAGACTAGAACCTTCTTCTTGTTGGTCTTGAATGCACGGATCTGGTTGCAGACTTCGCCACCATTGCGCTGATCGCCTCGCTTCTTGCCCGAAGTGTTTCCTTCGATAGCAGTAACAACGCCATCAGAGTCAATACCTGTGCAGATACCTACGTGCGAGATGCGATTGACGCCGTCTCCTGGGAAATCAAAATACAGGATATCTCCTGGTTGTGGTGACTGACCGCAATCTGCATCAAACCATGTACCCATCTTCTTAAATGCTGCCGCTCCTGCAACAGTAGAGACAGTATTAGGAATCTTTACGCCAGCCATGTGGCCACACCACATGACAAAACTTCCGCACCATGGTAAAAAGTTTGCCTTAGTAAAGGCGCCGTACTTGGTCTCATTGTCCTTAGGGCCTTCAATAACCCCAACTTCTTTCTTTGCAACTTCGATGATTGCCGCTGCTGTGCCTTTGTCAGCCATTGTTTCTCCTAGCCTGGAATAGTGTCATTAAATTTGTCGAGAGGAATTCGCCACGAATTCTCTGGAGCATAATGATACTCGTACTTTGTGCACTCTTCAGTAGGAAGCCAGCCATAAACCTCAACCTCTGAGTAGTAGTCGCGGTCTAGGACTCGTGCCCCTACCAAGATCACCCCTGGCCTGATGTCCTTAGGAAATACTGGGATCTCATCCTTGGTACGAACTGACTTGACTTCATAGCACGGCATTACATCAGGGAAGTCTTTTCTGAAGTAGTGCTCTTCATTGGTGTAAAAAGGGAATGTAAAAGGCTGCTTGTATAACTTGGCAACTGCATACTCTGCAACGATAGTTCGTACATTTGCTGCAATCTCTGGCTCTAGGTACTTCTTGTTCTCGCCTGCATAGTTAGGGCGATCAACACTGCCAAACTTGATCATCCATCGGTTCAATGCAATATCTGCACATGCACGAACTTCCTCTTTAGATAAGTTAACTATGTGACTCATGAATAGTCTTTTTCAATAATGACATACCAATGTATAAATGTAATGCTTAATGACTTTTCTCTTGGGTAAAACTCAACCGCAAAGCCCCAGCCATCACAGACACCGCCCTTTAACCAACCTTTTGTAAAGTACCTCATGGTCGTGACGTTCTTTCAAGATAGTCAATAACATCGCACTCTTGATCACAAAGATCTAAAGTGATAATGTCTGCGATAATGTCTGCTCGAATTGACTTAATGATTGCTCTAGTCAGTTGAGCCTCAAAGTCTAACTCTAGGTCTACGTACCTAACCCACGGCTTGCGTAGTGTGTATGGTCCAATCTTCATCGGCAATACCAGCAGTAGTAAGGTGTTCGTAACTCATCTTTGTGGATGATAGTTACTCTGCTACAATGAGCACAAAGTGCCTCTACTTCATCTTTTTTCATACTTCTCCTCGTATTACTTTCAGTACCCACTCCATCGCATTAAATACAGCGTACTCAGTGTCATCTACTGGAGGTAGAATTTTCTCTAGTTCATCTTCAATACGTTGTGCAATCTCTTCACGTATTTCTTTTTCTCTATATTCCCAAGTCTTCTCCATCATGCACGACCAAAGTCATCTTCAAGGCGCACAATGTCATCTTCGCCAAAGTAAAGTCCCAATTGTGTTTCAATAAAGATTAGGTCTTCTTCTCCAGTATTAGCAATACGGTGAGCGATACCTTGTTCAATAATAAATGCATCTCCACCAAGTGCCATAGATTGAATGCCATCTAGTGTTACGGTGCCAGTTCCAGAGACAATTACCCAATACTCTGAGCGTTGTTCATGTGTCTGATAAGAGAGGCGTTGACCAGGATGCACGACGATGCGCTTTACCTGGTGAGTGTCAGATGTTGTTAGTACTTCGTATGTTCCCCAAGGGCGGTCTGTAATCATGCCCCGACCCTATCACAGGTTATTCTTCTTCTGGTTCTGCCTTACGAGGTGGGACCTTGCCACCGACCTTGCGTGCCCAGGCATCGCCCTTGTCAGTTCGGAAGGTGGAGTGTTGCGGAGACTTAATGCCTGTGTCGCCAGCGAGTTTCGTTGCCTTCTCATACATAGAGGTTGCAACACCTAGCCCTTGCATGCGCCCGATCACGTTGATGTTGTCAATCTTGCCACTCTTCTTGTGCCAGTCCATGTGACCTAGGTAAGAACCTTCTGAGTCACGAGCCTCCATAGTATGAAGGCTAGGGTGCTGCTGAGTTGCGCCTGGATGAATATACTTAAACTGAACGCCCGATAGATTTCTTGGCTCTTTAGGATCGTGATCTGGTTCTCTAGGTGTCTGCTTCATGCCTTCATCTCCCGTGGTGGGTTGTAGGTACGTGTGCGAGACTTGGTCTTGATCATGTTGCCATCTCGTCCTTGTCCGTAAACCTCTTTAAACTTAGAGATGCCAGTGACAAATACGGGTGCGTTGTCCTTTACAGGGATCTCTTTCTCAAAGTGATCGACAGATGTAACGTCACGCTCTTTGAGACGTGCACTGTCAGTCTCTACAGATGACATAGGAATCTTGGCGTGAACAACACGTGTGTCTTCAGGGATGTAGTTAATTCCACCAAACTGCTTTGCGATAGCCTGATCAGCAGACCAGTGCATACCCAAGTTCTCCTTGTTGATCTTAAAGTTGTTCCAAGACTTCATGCGTATGCCTCGATGTGCATCAAAGAACAGTTCACGAGACAAGTTATCTTCTGCAGCCATTACTTGCCCTTCTTAGGTGTGAAATGCTCATGCTCGTGCCCGACCTCAAATTTTCCGTCCTCATGCATACGCATATGCATCTTGTGGTGCTGATCGTAATCGTACGACCCCACGCCATCGCCGCCGAATGATTTTGCGTTTGCGTCCCCGCGACCTTTTGTGTGCCACTTGAGTATGTGCCATCCGATTGAGTGGCCCTCTTGATCAGGTACCCAGCGCTTCTTAGGTGTATCACCAAACTGTGCATTGTTAAGATTGTCTGGCATGACTCACCTCGCTTCGCAGATACACTTGCAGGTGTTTATTGTACAGCAGCCGAACATAATTTCATGGTCACATAGACGACATTGCTGTTTGTCGCTCATTCGTAAGTGCCTTTTTTACCGTAGATAGTTCTACCGCATCCACCGCTGCAGGTTGCTAAGTCACCTGTCTCGTAATCAGTGTTGTACTTAATCTTAGGGCTTTCATCTTGAACGTTTCGTTTGACAAACTCTTTGTTTTTATGACAAGAGGTACAGAAAGTCACACCAGCGTCTTCATATTGGTAAGCCAGGGTACGCTTTTGCTTTGGTTTATTAAACTGACGTCCTAAGTTATTTTGATCGCTCAAGTTTCACCTTCTTTACTTTTTTGCGGTCATAGACCTTCTTAGATGGTATTGGACCTGCAGCGTTGCTACGTCGTAGTTCTTGTACCTTGATGACCTTCTTTGGTGTTGGGGCGCTCATCAGATACCTCGATGATAGGCGCTGTTGGTAATTGGGTCACGACCTGCTCTTGCCTCGATGTAAGGGTTTAATACAGAGGCAACATGGCGCTTTACTATAAATCCACGAGTACTAGACTTTGCTCCAGGGAAATCAGGAGTTGATGCATCTTCACTTGAGATGAGTGGCTCTACCTCGTAGATATTGCCGTGATGTGGATTCTTACTTGCAGACTCAAATCCCAATCCAGAACTAATGCGATCTTGAGTATGCTTCTCCGCATCTTGTAGGTTAGGAGTTGCCCATGCGTGAGCGCCACTGTGGCGGGGCTTTACAAGGTCTCCTGGTTTTAGTGTCTCTATAGTTCCGTGGAATAGTGCATGAGAGAGATTATCTTGGGCGCTCACTTCTTCTTCTTCCGCCAAACTTTGACTATCTGATCTGGTTTGTAATCTGTGATACCTGGAGACTTTGAGCCACGTAACTTATGAGCCACGGTGAAGTTAGAGCCGATCATACGTGCAGCGTGTACACGCACCTTTACTGATGGATCGAGATAATCACCTGGGGCGATTTCACGAGCAGCGATGTGAGATGACTCAAACTCTTCTTGTCGACTCAATGTAACTCCTCTGGTGGGAAGTAGTGTGACTTCCCTGTTGACTTAGCCCAGGCTTCACCTTGATGAGTTCGATGTGCAGAGTGTTCCACATGAGGAATGTATGACCCTGATGCTTTATCTGTAGTTCCTCCTAGAGATAGAGCGTGGTTCCACATACCTGTGGCTACACCTTTACGTTGGTGGTTAACATCTACACCAATATCAATCACTCCACCAGAGTGTCCAAAGGTCATGAACCCAACTCGTTCACCTTTGTGATGAGCCTCTATGGTGTGCTCAGTCCAAGGTTCTTCTCCTTCATTGCTGTAGGAGTGTGTATACGGAAATTGTTTAGGATTGAGGTTGCTCATATGCTCTTGGGCGCTCATCCGTGCTCCACAGGTATCAACATGTTAGGATCGATATCGTGGGCGGCTGCAATTCTGTGGTGTCCATCCATGACGATATTGCCTGATGGCGGTATGTATGCTGGATTAACATCCTTGATGACACTTGTTAACGAAGACTTCTCGTAAGCCGAAGGCTTTACATTTGAGATGTAGACAGGCTTTGATACGCCGTGGGCTGCAATTGAGTCGTAGAGTCCAGACTTACGTGACTCACCTAACTTCTGGTCCATGACTGTCTTTTCAATCTCATGGGCAGGAGTTCTTCCTGCATCCCAGATCTTTGCAGACTCGACATCACCTAATCTTGTAGCACGTAACTCTTTGGCGGTCTTGTACATGTCCAACTGCTTCCATTGACGACCCAAGTTGCTCATCAGTACCACGGAGTCCCTTGAACAGTGATGTCAGGGTTACTGCTCTGAGTTTTTTGCATAATCTTTGCACTGCCTTCATTCATTAACTTTCCAAAGTCAACACTTCTTGGAGTCTTAGAGGTCACTAGTTGCTCTATTGCTTTTTGTGCAACACCGCTCTTTTGTAAGTGCTCCGCTGTCTTCATGTAATGAACCTTTAAGTGATCTCCGTTTTGTTCATAGTCAACAAACCCAGCGGCGTTCTCTCCTGCACCTGGTACTTTTTCTACTCTAGGTTTTTTTAGACTTCTTCCACTAGGTCCACGCCAAACTTTTTGCTCTGTGTCTGCAATGTATGTGTCGTACTTATTGGGAGTGCCTGCATCAGGGTGGCGGAGGGTAAGTCTTTGAACAGGGCCTCGTGCACTATCGTACGGCAGAGGGCTTGGAGACTCTTCAAATGTGAATTGACCAGGGTTCAGGTTGCTCATCGGTACCCTGGATCTGCTTTAGCCTCATTAAGATTTCTGTGATACTTAACAGGGAAGATGTGATCTTTGAACTGCTCTGCAGATAATGCCACTCTGTGGTGACCACCTAGTATCTGGCCTTGAGTTTCTGCGTTGCCAATCTGCACCGCGATGTGACCAGGCATGCCAGATTGATTGGCTCTATCTGCCAGTGTGCTCTTACGTGAGATGCCGTACTTCTGAGGTGTTCCCATTGCAAAATTTATTTCTCCGAAGCGCTCTTCACCCGTCTGCTTGGATTCTTTTAGTTTGCGATCCCATAGTTCGCTATCGCTCTCTTTGCGCTCACCGTGGTCGTAGCGATTGGCTCTCTCGTTAGGTGGAAGCCGAACTGTCCTCTTGTCACCTTCAAGAGGTGGGAAGTGCTCTTTGATCTCTGGGCCAGTCATGAACATAGGCTGATAGCCAGCCTTCATCGCCTTACCTAAGTCTTTGGGAGGCGTCATCTTCTTCATGTTCTTGCTCATCGTCCACGTCCTTTGTCTGCTTGCTTTTGTATGCCGCGATTCTTTTCAACCTTGCGCTGCTTAGCACCGATCGCTGTCTTTCTTGCGAGGCCTACTAGATCGTGGAACTGTGCATTGTTAGAATCGATAAGCCCTGCAATGTGGGCTAAGTTCTTATTGTTGGTAGAGACTCCCATGTGGCCTAATCCAGCCAAGAACATGTTGGTGCCGATCTTCTTAGGATGGTTACCTAACTCAGCGGCAATGGCTGCACGATGATCACCTGGTGTCTTTGGTAATCCTTCACCCTTGCGCTCAGGTGTGTTCACACCCGCTGCTGCTGGTGTAAGGAAGCCCTGGAACTGAGCACCAGATACTAGCGTGGTATGTGGCTTTGGTCTGCTCGTCATGTGGCTATTTTTGCACCTTTTGGCTACTGTGTCAGAACATAGAGGTGAAATCTTGTGATTTAGGGGAGGTACACTTCTTCTGTGGAAAAACAGACTCAAGACCTCACTAAGTTTATCAATGCTGGAATAAAGAATTTTCAAGAGGCTAATGAGAAGAAGAGGGCAGCGGCTGCTCAACGCAAGGAACTAGAGCAAAAACAACGAGAAGAACGTCAACGGGCTGCTTTAATTCGTAAATTAACAAAATTAATCAAAAAATACATACGAGAACAAGAAAAGATACGTTTAAGTGCTCAACACGGAACAGTAATTGGCGATTACGATCGCTGTCGTAGAAACAATCGAGTGGCTTGTGCGCCTTGCAAGGCTGTGGCTGCTGAGTACGTCCGTGTCAAATGGGCTAGTGACCCCACGTACAAGGCTAAAGAGAAAGAGTACTACAAGAAGAATCCTCATAAAAAAGGGATAAGCAGCAACAAGAACCGTGTAAAGGGCGGAAAACACCGATCATATACACGAAGTCAAGTTATTGAGCGTGATGGTCTTAATTGCTACCTCTGCAATATCCCAGTTGACTTCACCGCCCCTCACAGTCAAGGGCAACCTGGCTGGGAAACATACCCACATCTTGACCATGTGGTGCCCTTAGCCCTTGGTGGGGACGATACCCTCGAAGGGCTAAG